AAGGGGTCATAAAAAAACCCCCACCGCCAGAAGCGATGAGGGTTAAGGAGAGTAATGTTAAAAAGAAAGTTAGATTACAACCTCTAACTGTTTTTAATAATATCTTTATCTTTTCTGTATGTCAACTCTTTAACATCAATATCTTCTATCACCATTTTTTTTACAAATGGATAGTCTTCATCAACAATTCCCATTTTTTTTAGGCTATTGTATAGGTATGGACTGAACTTCTTCAGTTCCTTTACAGTATTGTTACTCATTGTTAATCCTAAAATATTTTTCTTCTAGTTCTTTTTCTAGTATTTCCGTAGTTTCAGACCATGCGGTCTTGCAATCTATAAGCATATCTGTAATAGTCTCATACATTTTTATCTCATCATAGGTATGTATCCTTGCGTCTTTAAGCTTGAGTAATATATCTATTGCTTCACTTAAATATATCGGCGATATAATTTTAGTCATTTAGTGTTTCCTTTCTCATTTGAATTTTTTTTAATACTTATTTTTTTTAATCCTAATCGCTTTAATTGTGATTGTGATAAATTTCTACCACCATTTAACCTTTTAAAACTATTGACACTTATTATTTCATTATCTTCATTAATATATGCAAACATTGTTAGTCCTTTCCTATAAATTCTATGTACACATCATCATAACCTTTATTAATCCAATTATCATAATCTCTTTTTGCGTTTGTATAATTAGTATAATAATCATCAACACCACCTATCCAAACAATATATTTATATTTCATTGTTAGTGTTTACCTTCTGTACTTATATTAATAATGTTATACTTCATTCCATTGGTCTTTATGATTGACCAGATGTCAAGCACTTGCTTCTTATCTACTGCATGTAGTTCATACATTTCTTGATATCTATCCCCGATACATTTTTTAATTATCTTCTTAGTTTTATTATTGTTTGCCCTAACTATATAATAGTGGGGGTTAGCTTTCTCATTCATTGATATAGTTATATCTGTCATATTTTATTACCTCATTTTAAATTTGCTTTTCGTTTCTGGTATATTACTTACAATAATTAAATAGATATGTCATGTTTTATTACACATCTATTCTAGTCCTATAGTAATGTCTCTTTTCATTCTTCTTAATTATATCACCGATAGAGTGTGCAACATATATACAAGTACAGCCTACTAATAACATCACACAGCCAACAATAGTGAATATCATTCTGTATTCTTCATGGGTCATGTATGCATATATTAGAGTACTACCTACTAAGGCATTGATTATTCCTAGTAAAAAATAAAATATCATTAATATGTATTGCATAAATTTAGTCATTGTTATTACCTACTTTCTACAATCATTATATATCAACGATTTCTGTATGTAAAATCCCACCAGTAAAAAAAATATAAAGTCAAGAAAAAATAAATTTATATCGCCGATATAATTATTTGACATATACCCATAAATTTAATAGATTAATATTAATTAACAATCTATATGAAAGTAGGTTTAATTATGACTAAAAAGGAAACTAAAAAAGAAGTCATCAAAGTTAAAAAACTTGATGAGCTAAAAGACTTCAAAATGGAATTTAATTTTGAGAAAGATTATTTACCTGAAGTTATAACTGTATCAGATGTAAGACTCAAAGATGATACTTACTTTAAGGCACAAATTGAGAATGTAGAGGCGGCAACCAATAAATCTGAAGAAGCTAAAAACATTCCCGTTATTATTAATGGTGCGGAATTAATGGTTAAGAGATTAGAGGTACTTAAACTAGTACATAAAGATGCTAATCACCCTGACAAATTAAGAAAATTATTAGTAAAAGAATTAAACTTTAATATTAAAGAGTTTAATCGTGCTAATGAAATTCAATTTGGTGCTAGTAAAAAGGCAAGTAGAACTTCTCAATTAGCAAGAATGAGTAAGATTGCGATAATGTTATCTCTATTCCCTGACAAAATTATAGTCAATGAAGAAAAGGGAAAGAAAAATATATTTGCGGTTAATGAGTTAGTGAAACCTGTTATAATTCAATACTCAACTAATACTAACAACAAGGAAATAAAAGAAAAATTACTTAATCCATTTCCTAGTAAGTTAGTAAAGACAACTAATGATACTATTGAATTTCTATATAAGCATCATGTTAATGGGGTCCCCTTACCTAAAGGAATGACTTTAACAAGTGATAGTGAGACCGATAGTGTTAACGCTAATAATTCATCTAGTGATACTTCATCTAAAAAATCAGATGATATTACAAAAGGTGCGACTGCGGGAACAGTAAGCGACGATTTTGAAATGTTGTGTACAGCATTACATTTTATGAATGGTGGAAAAGATGCCGCCCTATTTGCTAAACAAACTGTTGCTGCAAGATTTGATAAGGTG